GTCACCCCTGTTAAATCCGTTGGCCCGCCTGTTTCGGGGGTGTAAACGCAGGAAGCCCCGAACGAGGTTCCCTGCTTAAATGCGATTGGAGTCTGCCCCATAGAGGGGCGGGAATGTCAAAGGCGACTATTGAGTTGTCCTATTGGTCGCCCCATCGTAAAAAATGTCCGAGCCGGTGTAAGAGGAATACCAAGCGTCTTGGTTCGACGCGTTTTGAGCCGTGGTCGTGTAAGGGGTCGTGACGACGTTCACTTGCTTACAAGTTATGTTCAAAGGCATCGCAAGCGTTCCGATGGCGATTTGATTGAAAGACCAGACCCCCTTGACTGAGTCCCAAATTAATAGAGCAATAGGGACTCGCTGGCAGTTGTAATTGAGCAAATGGGCTTCGCTGTCATCGGGAACGTTGGCTAAGGTCGGGATGTTATAGCCGACAGGTTCATATCCGCCCCCGCCGCTTGGCTCATAGACCGTGATGTTCTGATTCGCGCCCAGAAGGGTTTGAATGTATTCTAAATAATTATCGGGATATTGATAAGCAAAAGGGTAAGTTTTAGTATCAGCATCCGAGCCAATTTGGATCACAGCCAAGTAAGGAAAGCACTGATTGCAATTAGCGGGAAGCGACCCATCAATTTTAGGGTAAGGGTTGCGAATTAAGCAAACTTCGACAGGCAAAACCGTTTCACCAATCGACGCAGCTGGTAATTTGATTTTGCCACCGCCATTGACGTAAGGCGAAGTGTCGTCCGTTCCATCGTCGAGGGAACCTGTTGGGCAGACCGCAACTTTTTCAACGTAGAAAGTCCCAAGTGCGACCCACGTATCGTCCATTTTCGAGCCTGCACCGTTGTCAATGTTCCCGGTCGTATAACCCGCGTAAACCCTTCCTTTCCCGATTTGAATAAACCAATCAACCCCGGTGTCGGGTGGCGTTTGAGGCTCGGAAAAAAGACTGATTTCAAATTGTTGAATCCCAGCCGACGAAGGGATGTAATCGGGATTGTATAGAACCTGCGTTCCGCCTGCACCGTAGGAAGTAATTACTCCAGCACCCAGATAGGGTTGGACTGTGCCTTGCATCAGCCCCGAATTGAGGTCATTAAGCTGAGACGCAGAAATAACGTCCCCCGCCTTAAATCGTGAGCCGTAAAGCGAACCGTTGCCGGATATGCCAGAGTCACGAATCATTAGCCGAAGATAGCTTCCGAGATGGGGTAAATAGAGGGGTTCCAGCCTTGCGTCCCGCCATATTGTAGGTCGTAAGTCACTTTACACAAGGGCGAGTCCGTTTCCGATGTGGGACGACCGATGGATTCAATATTTGCGGCGGTGACTAGCCAGCGTGATCCGTAGGTCGGGCCGTAAACCAGCCAGGGATAAATGAGCGTCTGCGAATCACCGCTTGTAAGATATGACCCGACTGCACCGCTTAACTTTTCAGCCATCCCTTGAGCCGAGGAATTGAAATACATTTCCCCGCGTACGGTGGTCATCGGGCGAAGGTATTGGCGGATGCCTTGGAATGGGTTTAAGGTGTCAGGATTGTCGCTTACTCCAAAGCCGCCGAAGTTATATTGAGGCTTTTTTCCTTGTTGGGCGTAAGGAATAAAAATTGCGTTGTTCTCGGGAGCCGATGGCGTTCCACCGAGGGCTTGCGGGTCGATGATATAATCACTGACCGTCACTTTGGTAAAGTTCGGGTGCGTTTCGATAGGTTGCGCTGCGGTGTTTACTACTCCGTGAATATGCGGAATAGTATAGCCTGTTTCCTGTTGGACGCCGATATAATCGACTTTAATCTTGGCGAGGTCGGCCTTATCCAAAGTGACGCTATAACGATACGACGTCATATTGAAACCAAGGTCAATGGGGTAGGCGACGCCAGCGGTGAAATAACTTAACGCGTCGGGCAACGCCCCTTGGTCAACCGAGAAGGTCAAAGTTGCTTGAGCAAGGCCGAAGGCGTCGATTTCGATGGCTCCGGTTGGATCGCGTAGCGGTTCGGTTAATGGGTTGCCGTAATTCGTGGACATAATTATTTGCCAGCCTTGGCAGGAGTTTGGTCGGCTTGTTGATTAGCCGGGTTAGTGTTTTGGGCGATTTGTTCCGTCGCCGATGCGGTGCGTTCCGTGGCGGAAACGACCGAGTCTTGATAAGTCCCTGAGTAAATCGAACCAATGTCACCCGCACCGATGGCTTGCAGGGTTGAGACGACGGCGTTGGATTTAGCGAGGGTGGTGGCTTCGTTTGGAACGTTCTTCTCGCTGTAATCAATGTTCTCGTTTGCTTCCTGCACCGCTTCGATGAGTTTATTTAAGACCGCTTGTTGATCTAGACTATAAGCACTTCCTAAAATCTTGCTGTAAGTCGATTCGCCACCAAAAGCTTCTTGGGCTTGCTCCAAGGTTTCCTCATTGGTCAGACCCAACTTGCGACCTGCACGCAAGGCCGATTGAACAATCGCATTTTGTTGCTCTTCGGTGGCCTTGCTAAAATCAGCCCCGACGATGTTTAACTTGTCCATCGTGTCGATGACTGCACCCGAAATCTTTTCTTTGATTTCAAAGTCACCCAGCCCCGCCGTGATGCTGCGAATAAACTCATCCCAAGCGTGACCCGCTGCTCGCGCCGCTTTCTCAGCCGCCGCACCTGCTTTGATTTCGGCGTCCGTAAATAACTTGGTGCTTTCCGCAATCTCTTTAAACTTTTCTGAGCCTTCCGTAAGCATCGGAATAAGGTCAGCACCCGATTTGCCGAAAATCTTAATAATGTCTTCGGTGTAAGCCGTGGCGTCGCCTGTCCGCTTAATTTCGTCAGCGAGTTTGTAAATAACGTCCGTGGCCTTGAGGTTTTTAACTGTCACCGCGTCCGTGGCGAAACCGAGGCGGTTCAAGGTTTCGAGCTGAGACGTAGATCCGCGAGTCGCTTCGTTTAGGAACTTGTTTGTTTTAACAAGGGCGTTGGCAATCGAATCCAACCCGACCCCGCTTTCCTTGCCCGCCTTCCCTAACACTTGCAAGTCCTCGGCGTTTGCCCCGGTCTTTTTAATCGTGTTGCCTAACTCCAGAAAGTAAGACCCCGCTTCACGCATACCCGAATAAATCGAGGAAACAATCGAGGACACCGCAAAAGCACCGAGGAACATCTTGGACGCTTTCGACGCAGCGTCCGCAAAGGAGTTTTGAATCGCCGTCCCCGCTTGCTTCGCCGCAGCGTCAGCACCTTTAGGGACGTCCGAGAAGTCCCCGCCAAACTTTACTTTTACGTCGTCGCCCATTGGTTAGTTGCGGTTATAGTTTTTAGTGTTTTTAGCCTTCGACGCTTCTTCGGCTTTATAGCGTTCCATCGCTTCCCATTCCTGCTCAGAAACGACGTCGATTTTAGCACCCGCCGCCCGACAATGAGCGACGTGCAACCAAACGGCCTCGGCTTCGGGCATCGTCCAAGCTTCATTGAGCGTGCAACCGTTGCGGACAAGACCCGCGATAATGGCAAGTTGCCAGGGGATGCCTCCCGGGTCTTTCGACGTGTCCTTTTCCCAGAAGCGACACCACAGGGATTGAGCGTTAAAATAAGTGTTTAACTTAATCACTTCGGCGTAAAACTTTACAGGGAAGTGCGTGTAATACGCTAGCAGGAAAGACTCGCGCAAGGTGGCAGGCTTGCGGACGGCTTCGGGGTCGTGGGTGGCAAGGACGCGGACAGCGAATAGCAAGTCCTGCGGGGTGATGGTTCGGTTGCCACCGATCACAGGCGAGTCCACCGCTTCGAGTAGCACCCGATGACGGAGACAGAAGGGTAAAAGACGACGACCGCCGACCTTGAGAGTCGGGGTCTGAATCGTCGCGGCTTTAATCCAACGCTTTTCCATCGTTGGGGTATCCCTTGCGGGATTAGGAGGTGGTGATACCTTGATACTTCTTAGCCTTCAAAGTGATTTTACGGAAGGCGTTGTTTTGACCAGCATCATCGACTGAAATGATGATATAGGAAACGCCCGCGTAGGTAATCAACTGAGCAGGAAGAGGAATCGTCGAGGAGGGCTTGAGAACGCCGTTAAGGGTCAGCTCGTCGCGTTGGTCGTCCAGGCGAAGGGTAGCCACCACGCCGGTCTCATTCATCACTTCGGCTTGGATGATGTCGGTTTTCGAAATGTCGTCCGATTGCAAGGTGACAAAGCTGGCGGTGTCATATAACGCCCAGACTTGTGCCGTTCCGTAAGTGGTAGGAGTTGCCATTGTAGGTTGTTAAAGGGGCGGGAATGTCAAGACGCGGGCGGGTAAACCGCTACCAGCGTGTATTGGATAGCGTTGCCATAGCGACGGTCGGCGACGGCCTCGTCATCGGAGACAATCTGAGAGAAGTAAAGCGACCCCTGCGTCCATTGGGCTTGGATGGCGGCGGTGTTTTCCATAATCCCTTGAGTCACTTCGACCCGCTGGCGGTGTTCGGCGAGGGTTGAGTCATCTGCCGAGGAATAGACGTAAATCTTGAGGGTGATTTCAAAGTTGCCCAGGGGCGTGCCACCAAGGTCGGGATGCGCGCGTGCCGATTCCGCGTGAATGATGATGATGGGCAGGTTGCGGGTCTGATCCGTTTGCCCCAAAGCAATCTCGACGCCGGGAAGCGACGCAGCGTTTGCCGTGAATAGGTTTGCCACGCTTTGCTCAGCGATGGTGCGGATTCCGTAGAGGGTTGTCATTGGGTAAAGTGTTGCCACGTGCTAGAGGCTTCCCAGAGGGGAATCTTCTTCTTATTCATCACCGCAGCCATTTGCAGTCGCATCTTTTGGGCGCGGGATTTGATAGCGAGGCGTGTCCAGCGTTCGTTGCCTAGCTTATTTCCGATGGTATTACCCACCGTCACTTCTGGAGCCGCTTCTTTTTGGGTGTCGTCCTTAGCGATGGCGTTCTGCTGGCCTTGCAAATCCTTTGCCCACGCGGGGGCGGTAATCTTCGCCCCGATTTGCAGGGAGGCGAACCAATAAGCCGATTTGAGGATGCCCACGTTGTCATCCTTCATTCGGATAAAGCGTTCAATGTCCTTCTCGGATTGCACGATGGCAAAGTGACCTTTCCCACGCTTGGCAAAGTTGCGGAGACTACCACGCCCGCCGTCGGTTCGGAGTCCGTTGATGTATTGCTTCATCCCGGAAAGGTCGCCCTGCTCAAAGTAAGGGACAGACTTACCGCCGTTGCCGTAGGTCTTTTGAAACTGCGTCCACTTAATCTTGTGGGTCGATGGGCCAGCCCCGCCGTTGCGTTTGCTCCACAGCTTGAATACGTCGAAACGATTGA